ACTCCCGTGCCAAACGACGACAATCCCCTCACGGTTCGTTTCACCACACCCCGGACCGTCACCCTAAATCTGCTGACCTACCGCGTGTGGCCTCCGAACATGCGCAAGCTGATCACTCCCGAGCGGTTCATAGCCTGGGCGGACGCTGTGTACGAACACTGGGACGCCGATGAGGACGCAGAAGCCAAGCGGTTGCTCACGGCCCTGGAGGCCTCTGTGCAGAGCGCGGAACAGCGCGAGCCGATAGACGCGGCACTGCATGCACTGCGTGCCACCTCGGATGAATCGACGTTCATTGCGACCCTTGCTCGATTGCTCGGAAACTCAGATCCGCAATCTCGTGAACGTGTGCGCCGCGTATACAACCAGGCCGGGCCAGAGGCCCTGGCGCACGCGGCGCGCGAACTCATTGCCGATGGTGCTGCGACGGTGCCACAACGGTTCCAGTGGCTCGCGTTTCGTGCCGGCGTCCAGGAGATGCGCTGATGCTCCAGCCGTGGGAACTGTTCGAGCAGGACGTGGCGCGCGCCCTCGGCGGCTACCGCATTTCGCGCAACGCAGCACAGCGCGAATCAGCGCCCGACGTCATCGTGACGGACCTCAATCTCATCGTCGATGCAAAGCTCCGCCGGGGATTTCTGCACCACGAATTCATGCGTGCAGTTCGAGATAAACACTGCCACGCGGGCCAAATCCCAGTGCTCGTTACGCGCAGCCCAAATGAGCCCGACGCGTATCTAAGCCTGCCCCTCATCGACTTCGCGGCCATAATCACTGAGCTTCGATCTCGTCGCCCCAATGGAGCCGCACATGCCCAATAGGCCACCACGTACCGATTCATCGCCGCGATTTGCGCGGCAACCCGAGCCGCCAGGACGCTACAGCAGACGCCGCCGTGCCGCCGGCGCAGCCTATGTCCGAGGCAATCCATATTGCGCGGACTGCGGTGAACCTGCAACCGATCCGCACCACATCGTGCCAGTCCGCGAGGGCGGCAGCGACCGGCCCGAGAACCTCATCTCGCTGTGTAAACCGTGCCATTCGCGGCGAACCCACCGAGGAGAATAATCATGCCATCAATCAGCCAGGCCGAGGGGTATGCCGGTCAAATCTCTGGGACCCCGGCGCCGGGACAGCGCGACACAGCAACCGGGAGGGAGGCGCAGGTTAGCATTGGGGGGGGTGGGCCAGGCGAGGGTGGGCCAGGCGAGGGTGGGCCAGGCGAGGGTGGGCCAGGGCACGGTGATCCTCTGTTGGGCCTCGCAGACGTCATCTACGAGATCTGCACTGACATCCTGCATGAACTCGCATCGAGGAGAGCCGATCGATGAGACCGGGGCCGGCGCCGAGACCTACATCGCTGAAGCGGGCGCAGGGGAACCCTGGGCGGCGTCCGTTGAACGCGAGGGAGCCCGCGCCTCGGCGTGGCCGGCCGGCGATGCCGGCGTGGTTATCGCCGCTGGCGAAACAGGAATGGCGGCGTGTGACGAAACAGTTGATGGCGCTGCGAGTGTTGAGCAACACCGACGGTACCGCGCTGGCCGCGTACTGCGAGACGTATGCCGATTATGTAGGGTACACGCTGACGCTACGGGAGGAGGGCGCGACGATGACTACCACGCATGGGAACCTGATACAGCATCCGTTGTTGGGGGCGAAACACACGTGTTTGAAAATCTTGCGGGCGTTGCTCTGCGAGTTTGGGTTGACGCCGGCGAGCAGGAGTCGAGTTGAGATTGGCCGGGACGAAAACGATCGCGGCGACGCGCAGCATTTCCTGTTCGGGGCGTCGTAAGAAGCCGGCGGCGAATGGGGATGTGATCTGCAAATGGGTGAGCCTTGCTCGGGAGCGTCATGCGCGGGATCTGGAGACGGGATCGAAGCGGCGCCTTTGGTTTGACGAGGAGGCTGCCCAGCGTGTGATTGATTTCTTCTCGAACTATTTGCGGCACATCAAAGGGCAGTGGGCGGGACAGCCGTTTGCGCCCGCGCCCTGGCAGGAGCACGACATTCTGCGGCCGACGTTTGGGTGGATGAAATTGCCGAAGGGCATGAGCGCGCAGGATGCCGCGGGCATTGAGCCGCTGGAGCGGAAGGGGGCGGGGATCCTGCGTCGATACAAGACCTGCTATCTGGAGGTGGGCAGGAAGGCGGGGAAGAGCACGTTGTGCGCGGGGATTGGGGACTACATGACGTTTGCGGATCGGGAGTACGGGGCGGAGGTTTACGCGGCGGCGACGAAGCGGGATCAGGCGAAAGTCATCTGGGACGTGGCGGCGAAGATGGTGAAGCGGAGTCCGGAGCTTCGGGGCGTATCGAGAATTGTGAGGGACAACATTTTCGTGGAGCATCTGGACGCGGCGTTCCTCCCGCTGGGCGCGGACGCTGACACGCTGGACGGACTGAATCCTCACTGCAATCTGATTGACGAGTACCACGCGCACAAGACCCGTGGCGTTGCGGACGTTTTGACGACGGCGGAGGGCGCGCGTCAGCAGAGCATGACGTGGTTCATCACGAGCGCGGGGTTCAACACGCAGGGTCCTTGTTACGAGGAGCGGAAATACGCGCAGGCGATTTTGGAAAAGTTGATTCAGAATGATGAGTACTTTGCGATCATCTATGCGCTGGATGACGGCGACGACTGGACGAAAGAGCGGCTGTGGAGGAAGGCGAATCCGGGGATCGGTGTGACGCCGAAGCTGGATTATATTCGGCGTCAGGTGAAAAAGGCGAGGCACAATGTGCCGTATCAAAACACGGTGCTTGCGAAACACATGGGGATCTGGAGCCGGCAGCGAGCGCGGTTTTTTGACATGGGGAAGTGGGACGATTGCGGTTTTGGTGTGGAGCCGGTCGCGTGGAGGAAGGAGACGATTGCGCGATTGAAGGGGCGCGAATGCAAGGGCGGATTGGATTTGGGGAGCACGTCGGATTTCACGGCGTTGGCGCTGGCGTTTGAATCGGACGGATTGGACGGATCGGACGGATCGGGCGGCTATATTTTGTTGCCGTGGTTTTGGCTTCCGGAGGAATCGAGCAATCGGCGTGAGGCATTGTTGCGGCAGGGCTACGTGGTTTGGGTACGCCAGGGGTTTGTGAAATACACGGGGGGGAACACGACGGACTATGACGTTGTGCGAGCGGACATGAATGAGTTGGCTGATTGGTTCTCGATCAAGGAGCTTGCGGTGGATCGGTTGTTCCAGGGTGCGCAGGTGTGCACGCAGTTGATGGGTGATGGGTTCGCGGTGACCGCGCACGGCCAGGGGTATCTGAGCATGGCGAGTCCGACGAAGCGGATGGAGGAGCTGTATTTGCAGCGGCGGCTGCATCACGGGAACAACCCGGTGCTGAAATGGATGGCGGGAAACATGGACGTGTCGACGGACGCCGCGGGCAACATGAAGCCGCAGAAGCCGGACAACCAGAACCCGTTTAAGATCGACGGGATCGTCGCGAGCATCATGGCCCTGGGACGGATGGCGGTTGCGCCGGCGAAGCGGAGCAAGTACGAGACGGAGGAACTGACGGTCCTATGAAAAGGACAAGGAGGTACATGACATGAAGACAGCGATCGCAACACTCAAATCGGCGGAGGGATCACCCTATTCGCAAGGGCGGCCCTATGAAAACGAAATCGAACATCTCAAAGACGAAGGCGACAATGATTACGAGAAGCGAACCTGGATGAACCGGCTGCACACGACAGCGGACGGCCATGTGTTCATTCCCCCGACAGCATTCAAGCTTTGTCTGCAAGACGAAGCGCAGCGAGATTCCAAGAAGATCAAGGGGGAAGGCACCAAAACGTGGACGAAGTATTTCAGGTCGGGCGTTGAAGTGGTTGAGCCTGTAATCCTGGCTGTTACAAAAGACCAAGTTGAAGCGCATTGGGTATTCGGATCAAGCACGGGCACGCGTGGCGGGCCTAAACGAGTCTGGAAATGTTATCCGCTCATGAGAGCATGGGGGGGAAAGGTTGTTTTTCTTATAATTGACGAGAAGATCAAGGAAGAGATCTTTCGGGAGACCCTTGAACGGGGGGGAATATTCACGGGCATTGGTGTTTATCGGCCGCAAAGTGGCGGCTACTTCGGGCGGTTCACGGTTGAAAAGCTCGATTGGAAATAGTTTTCGCGACCCGACTAGACCAGACAGAACGAGACGCGACCTGACAAGACAAGACAAGAGAACAAATAACAGGAGGACACGGAATGAAGAGCGAGAAGAGCAACAGGACGAGGGCGATCCCCGAACTGAGCGTTGACGTGAAGCTGGTATACCAGCGGGTTCGCGAGATGGCGCCGGGCGCGGTGATCAGCTATGTGGAATTGAGCGAGGTTGTTCATCGGAACATTCAGACGGATGGCCGTTGGATCTTGCAGCGGGCGCGGCACAAGGCGCAGCGCGAGGACAAGATCGTGACGGAATGCGTGAAGAACGAGGGCGTGAAGCGGCTGGATGACGCGGGAATAGTTGCGTCGTCATCGAGTTACGTGAAGCGGACGCGAGGCGCGGCGAAGCGGGGCGCGATCAAGATTGGGAGTGTACGGGACTATAACTCGCTGAGCGAATATGACCGAGTTCAGCATGACGCGGCGGCGACGGTTCTCGGTCTGATCCTGATGTGCTCCTCTCCCTCGAAGGTGAAACAGTTGGAAGGGGCAGTAAAGAAGATGCACTCGGAACTGCCGTCGGCAGATGCAATCAAACTTCTTTCGTGACGTGACCAGACTTGACACGACTTGACCTGACTCGACAGGACATGACGCGACAGGACATGACTCGACAAGACAAGAGAAATTGACGAGCAGTTGAGAGCGAGGGAATGACGGATGGCGCAGTGTGCGAGCAATGAACGTCAGGCGGAGGAGGTGTGGGCGCGGTGCATGAACGATCCTGATCATGTTCTGGAGATATCGAGCGGTCATCGTGTGCTGAGTTTGGAGGGGACGTGTGCGTGTTTCGTTGCACGTGCGGTGGTACGTGCGGTGAAGGAGTACCTCGATGACTGAGCGAGACCATGTGGGCCCGCACGATGCCGAGAAAATTGTCGTTGACTATCCGCGGATGGTGTGTCCGGTGT